TTCATCCACCGTGTCATCTCCGTTATCCATTTTTTTAATTTTAAACAATATATTATCATTATTATCTTGTATTCCCGGTATTTTAAATAATATTTTTGTGCAATGCATTTTAAATGGACTTAAAAAGCCAACATCGCTTCTTCCCGCTGTTAAGTCTGCGGTGCTTACCCAAGGTAAAAATGTTTCATCTGTATCTAAATCTTTAGCAAAGTTGTGTGTAAAAACACGATAGTCTACGAACTTATGTGAATACTTTAATGTGTTAGCGGTTAATGCTCTGTCAACATATTGATCTCCGTTATTAGACATATACGATTTCCACAACTGACCAAACTTCTTTCTGTATATTGCTAGCTGGCTATTTGACTTCTTCTCAATAGCAATCTGCCCCTCTATCATGCCATTCAAAGATGGCTTACCTTGAAATTCTACAGAGTCTTGTTTTGTGTTTTGTATTCTTCTCGTATCTCTATTCATTAAGTCACGTTCTTATTTCTAATATATCTATATTCTACGCTAATATCATTAAACTCGTACACTCCAGATGTAGATGTTGAAAATTGTATCTGAATACTTTGACAGGATATAGTAGAAGATGGAGTTAAAGTCACTACATCCCATGCCCCACTAGTATCTACTAAGTTACCTGTAAATGTACCACCACCCCCACCAGAAAAGTTCTGCTTACCGTCAATAGCGTACTTAAAAGGCGTTGTTACTGAACCGCTAGATTTATAAGTAACAATAACCTTATATATTTTTTTAATAATACCCGGCTCCCCAAAATCTAAATCCCTTGTAGTAAATGTCTGACTTGCGTTTGCAAGACTAATAGGCAAGAACTTTTTAAAATCGGTTGTTGTATCTGAAACACTAGAGCCTGTAGCCACTATTAAATTGTTATTCCAATCCGTAGAAAAATTACTATAAAGATTACTATCCGCAAAGATTAGATCGTGAAACACCCACCCATCTGAATCAAAGTCGTAAATCCAACCCTCATCTGAATTGTCAGAGGAATCGTTAGGGCTTCTCATAATTATTAAAGAATTACTAATACTGTCGTACCCAATCATAGGGTCTTTTACATTAGCTGTTCCCCTATACCAAGCATTCCATGTTTTATCTCCACCTGTTTCCAAGTAAGACGACTTACTGACCGAAACCTTATCTTTAATTAAGTTGGTTACTTTTTGACCGTCATATATATAGCATCCATCTTCAGCAATCCATGCTATTCCGTATTTTGTTTTCGTTACACTAAAATTTTTATTTACACCAGAATATTTAATTGTTTCCTCTAAATACCAGCCTGCTGGGCTAGGGCTTGCTATGTTGATAATGTGAACAAGATTATGTTTAAAGGCTATCAATCTATCGGCATAAGCTTCTAAAGCTGTGTACACCCCATAATCACCCTTAGAAACGTCTATGAAGTTATGTGGTAGTACTGTATCAAATTTATTAATCTCGCTGTACATAATCCTATCACCAAACGTCTCTAGTTCTCCAGACGATCCTATTACCCTTACGTTTCCTATAAAAGTCCTTCGATTTTCTACAACAGACGACTGGTAAGATTCCCCTGCACCACCTAGTGATACATACTTAACATCTGGAGCAAAGCCATTAATTGTTGTGTAGGTGTCTAGATTAGGCTTACTTGCGTTTCCTGTGGCATCTGCAATTACACAGAAGCCTTTATCAACGGCCGTAGCATTTTCTACCCAAGCTACGTGGTCTCCATCTATAGTGGTTCGCACTCCTTTTACAATATCGATATCTACAAGTAAAGATAATTCATTATCCGTATTTGCTTCTCTAATATATACCCTACCACCAGATATTCGTCCAGAATAAGAAAGGTCAGCATACACAGAAACCCGCATAGACTTACCTGCTGTTTGAGCATGGGTAAATGCCGCTATAGTAGCCGCACCGTTTCCCATCCTAACTGGTACGGATTCTTGATTACCGTCATATAAAAAGCTCTGATAAAATTCATACGTTAATCCTTCCCAATCACCATCTGCTGTACCGTCACTAACGCCTATATTAAAGCCTACACCTCTTCTTAGTATAGGTGTTTCGTTATTTGAGTAACTATCTGATCCTAAACCGCCATAATCTCTTTCATATTGAACATTAGCCGCTAAACCAGCCGCAGGCTTCGTACAAAATAATATCTCTGTTGGTCTAACATCATAGTCTGTATTAACGGTTACTAATTCACCAGCAAAGTTTTGGTCTAAAACATCATTAGTGCCATCGTCAAAAATAAAAGAGTTGGAGGTTGCATTCACAGCACCATCCAATAACAAAGCAGTATCACTTGCATTTCTTAATTTCCTAGCAACTCCTCTTGATTTATTACTAGCCTCAAGAAAATAAGCTCCTGCTGTGTCAGCCGCATGAGTTGTATGACCAAATGCTATTGTAAGACTAGCACTGTTTGTTTCCGGTGATCTTAGCACGCTTGAGTGTTCTTGCCATTCTGCAAAGGTTAAACCTAGGTTGTGATTAAATTGATTTCTTTGTATATACCCAAACCATTTTATAATACTTGTATTGGTGGTTTCCGTATCACACACACGTAAAACCTCATCTACAAAGTGGTAAATATATTTAGCACCGTTTATACCTGCTAGTGTTGGATTTATTTTTCTATTGCTCCAACCATTGTTTGTAGCCGTGTAATCTGTAGTGGCGTTATTAGACCAAATATCTACACCAGCCGCATTCGTGCTTGTTCCTCTTTCGCCTAATGCACACATTTTATCACCAGTAGATCGAATAACTCGTATAGTGGGATTAACACTGGTATCGTCTTCGTTTGTAATGCCAGTTCCTTTTAATACATAATAAACATCCCTATCCCCAAACGTCAAAGTTGTTCCACCGGAAACGTTTGATAATGTTGGGTCTGATATTTCAAAAGTAGCAGGGTCGCTTGTCTGAGTTACTGAAGCAACATACGATCCGGTTTTTATGTGGGTTCCGCTTACAGACATTCCAGCGGTTATATTTGTATTCGCACCATCCATTATAATTGTTGTCGTTGGGGTAGGCAATGCGGAAGACCTTGTGTTATCCGTAAATGTACCACCTAATCCAGAGCCACTATTTAGATTATCTACGACCTGAGCAACTAAAAAGATGCCATTATTTTCTTCTGTACCTGTGATCTTTACTAAATCACCAACCTTAATTAGACTACTGGTAAAGATAGTACTTATGGTAGAGGTTACACCACCTACTAGCTTTAAGTATGAAGTTGAAGGTACTGGCATCTATAAACCACTTCCTTGCTCCGGTGCTTGCGTACTACCGTCTGGATTTGTAGCGACCTGAACAAAGGCTATATTACCATCACTTGTACCAACAGTTAAAGTTGTGCCGCTTTTAGTCTCTGTAATTGTTTGATCTGCATCTTTACTATGATCTGATTCAAAATAAAACAATCCAAAACCCCCTAAAACCGTATTACCAACAGAAGGAATGTATTGAGTTAAATTAGTAGAGCCATCAGAGTCTTCAATGTGATTGTACAATCCACCAGCAGTTTTTATTTTTCCCAATGCATCAATAGACATATTCTTAATAAAAGAATATTGCCTGTCTGGTAAATCCCTAGGGTCTTTACGATTATTTATACCACCAGACCAATCATTAATTTTATATATTTGCTTAGGCATTACTTACCTTTAAATACGCCTTCTAACATATCTGTCATTACATCAACTAATTTTTCAAAAAGCTCCTGCTCTTTTTCTTCGTTGATCCAAGGTATATTTACCTTATCGTTAATTTTTGTAGCTAAATTTTTTGTAAACTCATCAGATGCTAAATGCTTCATAGCTTCGTCTTGCATCTTATCTGCTTGCTCTTCAGCTAGTTTTACTAGCATTTCTTTCATATTCATTTAACTTTCCTTTATTTTCTTGGTTTTTAAATATAAGTAATAAATCTGTACTGAAAACATTATACACATAAGAACACCAGACAGTAAATCTGTCCAATATACCACTCCTAAGCTTGTGCTTAACCCTGTTACCTTTAAACTATCCATTAGTGCTTCCCGTTTATTCTACTAAGTGAACCTTTTATCTCAGACACTTGATTATCTAAGTCGTTAATCTCTTTTGTAAGAGCATCAAATTTTCTATCTAGCTTATCATCACTGGCATTCCATCTCGTAATAAGTTTGATAATCATACCCTCTGTATTTTCTAAGGTCTCTGACTGGCCCTTGTTTTCTACCTTTAGATTTTCAAGAGTTTCTTGTTGTTGTGCTGATTTATTACTAAGTGACACGACTAAATATACAAACATTGCACCTACAACGCCTATCATTCCCGCTTCACCGTATAACTGTAAAAAATCCACTCTTACCCCTTAACGCATTTTAAAAATTGTTCTATAATTCTTTTAATGTTTTTTTGATTACCTTGGTTTCTCGCTAGCAATACAAGAGTTTTTTCCCTGATTAATGCCTCTTGTAATTCACTCATTTTTTCTTACGCTTTCCCCAGCTTAATGGATTAATGTTAAATTCCTTTTCGTAGAAGGCTACTTTTTCTGCCAGCTCTTCTCGTTCAACCCGTTCCTCCACGATATGCTTATCAAGTAAGCTCCCAATTTGTTCAGTTTGAGTAGTAACGCTATTTTCAAGTCGTCTAATCCTTTCTTCAATCTGCCAATAACCATAGACCAACATTCCGATAAGAACTGCAATTTGACCAAGCCACTTAAGGTTAATGCTAACAATGGCGTTATCATCAAGCACAGTAGCACGATAACTTCTGGCGGTATCTGGTTTGTCATTCACTTGACCTCGACTTTTTCCCAATCATTATGTAAGTAGCACCAATTAGAATGACTAGACACACGACCATGATACCAATGTGTAATTGAATCAGCACCTACAATCTCTATAAACACTGTATTTGTAAATTCTTCCTCTTCTCCTATTGGTATGTTTGCCACTATCCACCCTTGGCTTGTGCAACTGTGAATTGCTAGCATAACTAATAGGAATACTATAACTCGTATGTACAACTTTAAAATCTCCGTTCTTTAATTTTTTTATTACTTTGTTCATAATACCATCCACCATGCAATTCCTGTTTCAACAATAATATCAGCCATAGTATTATATGCCCATGCTTTTTTTGTACCATAGGTTTCTTCATCACCTTCAATAAGCCACTCAACAATTTCCCATAACACACCTATAATAAATACACCCATCACACACCAAAAGTCTGTCCAACTTAACCATTGAAATACCTTACATAAGAAAGCTCCAGCGGCTAAGTGATAAGCAGTCCAACCATCTAATTGACCTGTGTTGTATTGCCAAGATACTAATGTTGCTAAAGGATTTTTCATTTGGATTGTATCATGTGATTTACTAATTCATGTTTACCTACTAACATTCTTCCTGTACCCCCACCGTGTTCATCTTCACATTTGTCAACATAAGCCTGTTCAATCGTATCCCAACTATCACTTCTCTGTATAACTTCACCATTAAATGTTAAAAAGTATTTATATCTAGAAGGATAAGTCAGGGTCTCTGTTGTACCATCTGGGTATTTCTTTGTACGAATAGAACTAGGAGTTGTATTGCGATATAACTGTAAATCATGACCCTGAGAACTTTTCCTTATTAACATCAGCTTACTTCAGCCTCTACCACTTCAGGCTCTAAAGCTTTTTTAAGCTCCATTACACCTTTCT